GCATCTCTACCTGTTAATTTATTATCTGCAAGACCAGCTAAAGTAGGTTTGAATTTTTCTTCAATCTTTTCTCCCATTTTGGTAAATTCTGCTTTTTCACCATCCGCTGACTGTTGTTGAACATTAATGAAAAAATAATTATAGTGTTTAGTTATAATTTTTCTACCATAACTTGCACTCATTCTACTCATTGCTTTGTGTAATGTTTCAGCACCAGCTTCTTCTTCTATTAAAGAAAAGTGATCTACAATTACTCCAACATATTCATCTGGATTGTCAGGTACATAATGAGAATAAGCAAAATTCTTGTACTTTACTTTATCTTTAGTGATCATACCATACTCTTCAATTGTATTAGCAGCAATACAATGATCCTTTGTTTTATCAGTTAAAAAGTTATAGAAATAATGTGTACCACAGGATAATGAATAGTTTCTTACATACTTATATATTCCTGTAGGATTTGATATTGAATCTATTATTTCTACATAGTCTTCCAAATCATCAAAATAAGCTTCACAGTCTTCTATCTTCTTCATGATATCATCGTCAAGAGCTTTTTCAAACATCGATTGTAATTCTAGAATATCCAGACTTATACCATGAAGATCAAACATTCTGTTAGAAATCATATTTAACATAAACTCTTGTTTACTTTCTTCCAAAGCAAAATATAAGATTTTATAGCTTAATCCAGATTCAGGGTTTTCTTTAATCCATTTAATAGGTTGATATACAAAATTATATTTCGTGAATTGTGTTTTTCCAACACCTGTGCTCGCTGTCACTATCCAATTAGTTCCTTTAATAATTCCAGGTATTACTGTTCTTAGTTTAGGAAACCAGATGAATGGTATACAATTGGGTTTTAAATCTTGTTGAAGATTCTTTTTATTCTCTTTAATATGTAAAAGAGTACTTTTAAATAGTTTACTCATATTCCTATTATTTTTCTATAAAATACATCATTTTTATACCATGATATATCAAAGTAAATTAAATAGAATGGTTTATCTTCCCCTTTAAGACAATATTCATTACGTCCAATGTAAATACCCACATTTAAATTTCTCATAACATTTTATTAAAAGATCTATAATTACTATCTATCTCGTAATTGTCCTCTATTTCTTCACAGAATGAAGCTAGACGAGACATCTTTATTTTACTGGTATCTTCTTTACTTATAAAGTAATCACATCTCTGAAGATACTTAAATTGATTGTGTGCTTCCTGATCAATGTACTTTTGAGTAGCTCTGAGTATTTTATCTTTATCCGTATGTTCTGGATACTCTTTAAAAAACCATTCCATTTTTTTAATAGTAGATTTTTTATCAGCTATTTTTCCAGAAGCTCCTGTACTCTTAAATATTTTTCTATATTCATCAATCCATGATTCTATACCTACTTTTTCTCTGACTTCATTTTTGTTTATTTCAGTAAAGTCATGTAAATAAATAATATTCTTTTCCAGTATCTCATGTCCTTTAGCTCTTAATTCAAAGTCAAAAACAATATAATCTGTAATTTTAATATATTTATCTATCTGTAGTAGTTCAAGTAAAAGAGGATCCACATTATTGAGATCCTCTCCGTTGTCTTTTTTGTATAGAATGTATAACTGATCTATAGAAATATTTTTTGGTATATTGACTATATCAATAACCAAGCATTTCGTCTGACTCATTTTTATTATCTATTAAATTGTTTAAAGGATCAAAAGAATCAGCCATAAGCTGTTCTGTTTTTCCTTTACCATTACATAATTTGCATTGCTCATCATTCTCTATATTAGGTTCAAATACTACACCTAATCCAAGGCATTTAGGACATTCTACTAATATTTCATTTTCATTGTTGTTTTGTTTCATAATATTTACGTTAAAGTGTAAATATATGAATTATTTTCCATCTTTAAAATTCTGTACTTTTTCTTCCCAATCATCCCAATCATCATCATCTGATGCTCCTAGATCCTTAGCTATTTTATAATTTTTTAACTGCTCTTTGCCCATTTCTATTTGAAAAGATATTTTTGCATTTTGAATATTATAATTAGCATTTTCGAGTACTTCTTCTACAGATAAACTCATTTATCCTCAATATTTAACCAACCTACAATACCACCAAACCCTGTTAAAGCAGCTCCTGTATAAATTATTTCAGCTTTACCAATTGGTTCCCAATTACATTTGATTGCTTTTACTACGCATAATATTTCTCCTATAACAAGAAATACTACTATTGCTACAGTAAATAAACTTCCAATAATTCCTAATTCTCTCATAATTTTATAAATTTTTAATGTGATGATACTTAATTACAGAAGGATCAAATCCTTCCAATGCTTTTTTTACCCACTTTTCATCCTGAGTATCTACTACAGATAATATCCATATTTTAGCAATATGTCCATCTCTGTATCTTACTATTCTACCAATTCTTTGAATCAAGTCCAAAGACTTAGCATTTAATTGTACTATTAATGCACTATCAAGATTAGGTATGTTTTCCCCTTCATTCAATGCTTTAACACAACTTAATCTATCTATTTTACCAGCCTTAAGTTTCTTTAGATCAACATCATCTGTTTTTGAATGATATCTGTACTTACAAAGAATTTCAGCCTGAGCAATACTACCACTGAATATTAAAAACCTTTCTTTAGGTTTAAAATACTTTTTGATAATATATTGTGCAGTAGTAGTCTTTGTAGGTAAATCATATAGAAATCTCATTCTGTTAAGATACATGAACACTGGTACGTCTTTACCACTGAACTGCATAGCATTAATAATCTTTGTGAGAGAATTATATCTTGCTGTTTCAGAAGTCTTATATGATTTTGTTGTTTTTGGTGAGACTAAGAAATCCTGTTTTTCTGATAACCTAAGCTCTACTACATTAATTTCAAAAGGAGCTACAACACCATCTTTAACTCCTTGAGCTAATGGATAATTAAAAGATATCTTAAGTTTAAGTAACTTTAGAAGTTCTTTTTTTTCTTCATCTTCTGGTGGTGTTGCAGTCAATCCAAGTATTTTATGTACTTTATTTTGATTAAAGAATTCAGAATTTGCTGGAGTGATTCTATGACATTCCGTTTTGTTAATCTCTATATTTCTATAGAGTCCAGACTATATCTTAATATGTTTTTTACATTAGAAAAAGAATTAGAAATAGTACGTTCATTTTTAAGTATCATACTAATTAAACTAGTAGATACTTTAAAATATTTAGCACATTCTTTTATTGTTTGAAATTTAATTACAGTATTATCATTAAATAATACTTTTATTTCGAACTTTTTTGTAACTGTTGGTTTATTATTATGTAATTTAATAAAGTAATTTTCTGTATAATCTTTAGCATATACAAAATGAAATCCTTGTGTGCTTTTTGATCTTTTTGATAATACATTATCAACACTAGAATGACCTACTTTTAAATACAAAGCTGCTTCTTTAATAGAATTCCATTCTTTTATAAAATTACAATTTAAATCTAATTGAATAATAGCTTTACTTTTTTGTTCAGTTATAGATTTTATTGTATTTTTATTTTTAAAAATTACTCCTTGACCTCCTTTGCTAGTATTTGTTAAATTACTATAATTTTTAATCCAATATTTTTCTTTTTCTTCCCATTCATTTTCAAAACAATTTTCAATTAATTGTATAATTGGTTTATGATTTGAAATTGATAATTTATTAATCCAATTTTTCTTATGAGTTATTTTACCATTTTTAGAGTCCCAACAATGTTGAGATAATCTTTGTTTTAAAGATCTTGTGGTAATTCCTATATATCTAACTTCATTAGTTAATGGATCAATTAATTTATAAATTTTGTAAATTTTCTTTTGTGACATAGTGTCACAAATATAAAACATATTCCTCCCTTTTCCAAATCTATATTTTTATAGAAATGTACTCCTTGCGGATAGTCGTTGAACCTTATTCCTTAATTTAATAATAGGAATCTTGGCTGCTGATTGCCCAATCTTTATCTCTTTTACTATACTACAATCATTACTGTTGTAGGGAGTGTATAAAGCTCTAAGGGTATTCCAGTCAATTAAAGAGGTTTTAAATGGACATATAGTTCATCCATTATTACTAAATCAAACTCTTTATCTTTAATCTTATTAGCAGATACATAACAACTTCTTATTATATTCTTATTGTAAATACCAAGATTTTCCCATTTCTTAAATTCATCATACCATCCTTCATCTCTAAGAGTTTCAGTTGGTACAATGATTAGTATTTTAGCCTTGGGGTTTTCTTCTACAATTCTTTTAGCTGCTAATACACCACATCTGGATTTACCAGAACCTGTACACATAGCGAGTATACTTCTATAATCAAACTCTTTCCAAGATGATAATCCTTTAAATTGAATCTCATTCTTTTTGAAGAATATATCTAATACTTTTTCTACTTTTTTAGATACTTTTATTGAATTGAATACTTTACTCATTCTTATTTTTTGTTTTTAAACCCTAATTTTTCTTTTATGTCAATCCATTGTTCTTTTTTATGCTTTTGAATATTCTCTAATATTTCAATAGCATCTTGTATTGCATATTGTTCTTTACCAGTTATATAAGAAGCTTGCCCTTTTAACAAACTTTTTAATAATCCTTTACTGTAAGCTATTTTACCAAAACTAAAATTCCTAGTTCCTGCTATTCTAAAATTTTTATTCATTCTTAATTACTTTAAGTGCTTCAAGTAAACCAGCTTCTAGTGCTTCTTCAAAGTCAATAAAACCTACTGAGTCTGTTGCTAATACACCATCTTTGTATATAAAGTAAGAATAAGATTCATCTGGTAAGGATAGGTTAAATACAAATGGTTGTGCCCATAAATCAATATTGTGCGCATCCCTCAACCACCTCTGTAGTAGCGATTGTGTTGGGGCTGGTGCTAACTCACTATTAAGTGGTTCTGAATCAACCCATAATATTACTTGAGTACCCCCATGATCATAGTAAGCTTTTGGAGTCTTAACATCAAACCCTTTCTCCTTAGCTAACTTTGCTGTCTCGTAACTTATTAGTTCATCTGTCATAATGTTATAAATTTAGGAATAAAATTACCTTGAGTACATCCTGGAATAGGTATCATCTGATCTCCTGTTTGATCACATTCATAACTACTAGTAATAGCACTATACCAGTTTACAGGATACTTATAAGCTGTTTGTACTTGCTTGTTAAAAGCTGTAGCTTTGTCTGGATGTACTAAAATATGATAACCTCCTCTAGTTTCCAATATCTTATATGATTCAGGTAATAATATATTAGCTAAATCATTAAGATTAATAGTCTTGTCATCTATATCAAAATCTACCACATAACTATATGCTTTTGCTCTTTGTATACAACTCATTGTTTCTGAATGTAAATTATAGAAATAATTACCAGTGGTAATAGCTGTAGCAATTCTTAATAAAGCATCTTTATGAGCTTTTATCTGACATCTGGGGTTAGGAGTAATATAAATAGCTAAAGATTCCTGAGTTGCTATAACATTCTTAAGAGTATAAAGTCCATATTCTATTTCCAGTTGTTTAATCTTCTGTACCATATTTTCTTTAGTACATAATAATCTTTTAAGTTGCATCTTATCTGATGCTGTACTTTGTAAAGCTTTATCATATTTCTTTCTAGCAAATAATGCTATATAGAACTTTTCATATAGTTGCAGATCAGGTAACCAGTCGATAAAACTCTGCAATGCAACTTGATCTTTAATTATTTCATATTTCATTTTAATCTTTCTAATTTTTCATTAATTGCCTCAGCAACGAATTTACCTAGATCATCTTGGAATTTCTCTGCATCGCCATATTTTTAAACATATGCTGAATTGCTCCCCAACCTCTAAGTCTTACTACACCATCATTTAGAGCTTTTAATTCATCTTTTGTCGGACAATCAATATCAGCCAACATTTGCTGTTCTACTTTTTTGTTAACTCCCCAAATATATGTTCCACCGTATGGATCATATACTGCTTTGTCACCAATGAACTTTTTGATTTGTTTTTCTGTATCAGTCATAATTTTATTGTTTAACATAAGCCATTAGTTGACCATCAACTCTGTCTGTTTTAACTCTCTCATACCAAATATCTTTATGTAGATTTTGAGTATATTGTTCTATCTCCAACTCAATGTATTCTTGGTTTAGAGATTGGATAAATTGATTAAGGTTTTCAGGTTCTTTATCATCTGTCATATCTTTCACCCATTGTTGTCCACATTGAAAAGCGTTTCTTAAAACCTCTTCTGAATAAATACCCTTTTCTTTCATCATTTTACAACCTGCTATAAAAGCCCTTCTGTTTTCAGTATTTACCATATTCATAGTAAAGTTCCCATCTTCCATTTTATATAGCTCTTTAACCAACTTCTCAACTTCATCTTCAATAATAACCATTGGAATGTCTTTGTTTATTGAGAAGTTTATTGTATATAAGACTTTATTTCTTCCTAATAAAGAAGAATTATCTAGCCATCTCCAAATTTTATAGCTATCTGTTATAAAATCATTTACATTTATTTCAGCAGTTTCATCCACAACAATTTTACCTTGTTTTGTTGTTATTAATTTATGTTTCATACTTTGCATTATAAAATACGCATATATAAATTCGCTAATTGATCAAACATCCCAATGGGATATTCTTTGAATGTACCATTTCTATCTATTAGAATTTTGCTTCCTTCAAACATTGCATAATAACCCCATAATTGGGATTCTTTTATTTGGCATCTGGCATCCAAAAATTCGTATTCGTTAAGTAGCCCTAAATGAGTTCCTTCAGGACTATATAAGTCAACTTCAGGTATTTTGATTTTATTTATTTTTATCATATCTATTTAATATTATCAAGTGGATAAGCATTTAAAATTGAATTTTTGTCTACTTTTGGTTCATTAAATTCTGTAAGAATTGAACCATACTGTATTCTTGATATGGTAGTTATAGCATTCTCACTAATCACTCTTGCTTGTTCTATACAATAAAGTTTAGCAAATTCTATTATTGCTTTACATCTGGGTTCAGAACCCTCAATATGTTTTGATTCTAAAAATTCTCTTGCTGTTGGTATCATAATTTTATTATTTAATGTCCCCAAAATGTTGTTATTACAGCTGATGCTGTTAATGGTACTATCTTACACCATATATCAGCTGATTCAGCCATACACAATTCAAGATTAATAGCTACTTCTTTACTTAAAGAACTGTCAAGTGTATCGTTTACTTCTACATTAATTTCATCATGAATTATGTTTGTAATAAATACTCTATCTTGATATTGTTTACTTAATATCCATTTTCTGAATAGTATTCCAGCATACTTGGTAATACTACCAGACTCTCCTTGTATCAGTTTTGTTATCGTTAAAGCTCTTTATCTTTAACTTCTATATTTTTCAATATAGCTCGGACTATATCTTTATCTATATTTCTTTTAATTATTTCTATAGCAAAAATTAATAATTCTTCTGCTGAAGCATTATTTTTCATTGAATTGGCTTTTTTAGTTATTATTTCTACATTACCTTTAATATATCCTTTATTATTATCTATTCTATCTATAGAATGGGTATATTCATAATTATCTTTTGTTCCTATAATAAAAGGAACTTTAAGATATGGACATTTTGTGGGTAATGTTAAATCTTTTAATTCTATGTCAAATTCAATATATTTAGCTTTTGCTCTATGTTTCGATTGCCTTAATATTTTTTCTAAAGGACTAGTATTTCTATATGATTTATTTCTTGTTAATTTGACTTTTTCATTGTCAAATTCACGTAATGATCTCATATATAATTTACTTTTTTCTTTATTTTGTTGTCTGTATGTAGTCATACAGGTTTTACAACTATAAGTCAATTTATCTTCAGTAGTTTTTGAATTATAAAATTCTATTGAAGTTTTTTCTATTTTGCATTTTGTACATTTTTTCATATACAAATATGACAAATAGTATTTAACTATCCTAAAATACTTTTAAGATAATTCATAATTAAATTTATAGATATCACGCACTCGTGTCACTTTACTGACTGTTCTAGTCTCCATGTGTTAGTCTCTGAACCTTATATATATTCCTATATATCTTGGCTGCTGATTGGCATTTTAAAGCTTTCCAGCAATTCACGTGATGTTTATTCTTATATCACTATAAGAAGCCCCATATTTTAGGGTAATTTAATGCTTTCTTTTTTACACTGGATATCTCTTTTGGAGTAATAGGTCTATCAAAATAACTTTTTCTTTTAGTTACTTCATCTATAATAATATATCCTCTTCTTAAAGTATCTCTTTGTGTTTTTGTAAAATAATCCAAAAGTCCAGGAAATGCTTCAAAATAAGAATTATATACTTCTTCTCCTTTACTTTGAAGTATTCCTAAGTTTTTAGCAATAGTATATCCATTTCCTCCATAGTTAATTGCAAAACCAGCTGCTTTAGCTATTTGTCTATATCCTAATAATTCTTTATCTCTGCTATCCAAAGGAAGTTTATTATCTTTCTTTATAAGCATATCAGACAGTTCTTCAAAAGTTAATTCTTCTGGAAATATCTTGGAACATACATAACTGTGCATGTCTCCCAAACCTTTATCATAAAATTCAAGTAAAGATTTATCCTGAGATTTATTGGCTAACACAATTTGTTCTTGTCCACTATAATCAGCATTAACTATACTTCTGCCTTCTGGAATATCAAAACATTTTCTAAAATCTATTATAGAAGGTATATTTTGTAAGTTAGGATTACTACTACTAATTCTACCAGTATTAAGTATTTGTTTATAGTTAGAATGTATCCTATTAGTTACTGGATTTATATACTTAAAAAATTCAATACCAAAAGTAGTACACAACTGTTCTATCTCTTTGTACTCTACATAATTCTTGATAAACTGTTTAATATTATCATCTTTATCTTTATTGATAGTATTAAGAGATGCTTTAAGAGTTTTACCATTAGCTGTATAATCAATTTTCTTGGTAGATTTAGAATATTCTTTTGGACATATATTAAGATATACTAAGAACTTTACAGTTTGTTGTGCACTTGACCACAATATATTTGATTTAAATTTTGTATTGAATAAGTCTAATTGATTTGTAACAAACTTAGAGTTACCATAATTATCTTCTACAAAACTATTTAGTTTTTTTCTTCTTTGATATAATATTGGTAAATTTTTATCATATAAAGCTTGCCACTTATCTTTGTTAAAGTGCATTCCTTTGTATTCTAAATCTCCCAATACCTGAATAAATAACATTTCAAGTTCTATACAACTTGCTAAATTTTGATCTATTATTTTTTGTACTTGTTTCTCTTTAATTTTAAGAGGATTTATAATATCATCAGCACCATAATGTATTTGTCTAAGTGAAAAAGGTTTACTTTTAATAGTTAGAAATTCTAATCTTGTACTTTTATCAACTTCTTCATTCAAATAAATATAGTTTAATGCTTCTAGACTATATCTTCTAATTCCTTTTAATCTACCATTAATGTATGTCAATGTAGTAGGATCACCACAATATAATATTTGTTCTACTATCTGAGTATCATACATGTTATTTATGTATATACCGTAATTATGCAAAATATGACTATACTCAAACTTAATATTGTGTCCTACTTTTACTATATCTTTATTCTCTAAAAGACTTGTTAATATACCCAATTTATATACTCTGTGATCAATAATATATTGTCTATCAAGAGTACCAATTTGTACCATTACTATCTTGGATAGATAAGGAGATAATCCTTCACCTTCTCCATATTTATTATTAAACTTTCTAGTGGTTTCTATATCTAAACTAATTACTTTCTGATCTTTTAAATAATCATAGGCTTCAGATATACTACTTTTTTTTATGGATTTATTAATAAATAAATCCTCCTCACCTATAAAATATATATTCATAATGTTCAGTTTTTATTATTGCTCCAAAGATAAAAAAAAGAGTAAGAACAGTGTAATACCATTCCTACTCTTAATTTATTTTTAGGATTCAGAAAATAAAATTCCCATTTCTGATTGCCAATCTATCAAAAATTGTTTACTGTCTTCCAACTCTAACTCTAAATTTTCTACCAATAGTTTGGCAGTCAACACTTCTTTAAGATAAGCTTTAGGATCTTTGATATCTTTGGTAGGATATCTGGCTAATTTAAGTGCTTCCACTGATTCTTCCACTGCAAATTCTCTATCCACAATTTGTGATTCAAGTGAAGCAATTTGTGACTTAATAGCAGAATGAGCTTTTCTCTCATTTCTTACTGCTACTTTTTGTTCTTCATCCCCTTTAAGTAATGCAATTACTTCTTTTGCAAAATTTCCCATAATGTCCATTCTTTTTTTTATGTGTTGTTAAATTAAAATTGTTTGTTTGTTCTTTTTTGTTTGCTTACGTACTAATTCCACTGGTTTGTCAAAATAATAGTCTATCTTTTTTACAGCTACTGTTGGAGTAATTGGATATATAGATTTAGGATCTATTACAGTTACTGTTGGTGCATCTATTTCTGGTATATATACATACTTCAAAAAGTTTTCAAAACTAATAACAGAGTAGTCAGATTTTAAGTTACCTATCCAAACTTTACCACTCGTTAAATATCCAACACTATCATAACTAAGAGAGTTAATTCCCTGATTTCTCCATTTAGTTAGTATACTTTTATTATCAAATGTTATAGCAACAGCCCATTTTTCAGGTAATACAAATTCCTTTTCTACTGCTATATGTTCAGTTTTTTTCAGTATATGTTTACTGAAATATTCCCAGTCTACTTCAAAATAACCTGGTTTTACTTCACTAGAAGTACAAACTCCTGGTCTAGTATCTGGAAAATGAAATATGCTACCACCACCATATTTTCTACCTGTAACTTTTGTAGCATAATTCCATAACTTTTGTTTCTGTTCTATATTTAAAGTTATTGCTGATATAGCAATCTTACTTGGTATAGCTACTACTTCTTCTTCAACAAGTTCTAAATCACTATTTCTATAAGAATTTTCTACTTTACTGTCAAATCTTACTCTATAATAATATATATCATCATTAAATTCAATATATTTAGCACAATCTATCTGATTTCCTACAACTTTACCTACACCACTATTCTGATAAGAATAAGTACTATTACTTTTTATTTTAACTTTATCTCCTATTTTAAATCTTTTAACTTTTACAGAAATCAGATCAAAGAAATTCATTGGAGTATATCCTCCATAATCTCCTTCAAATGCTAATACATGTGTATCATATTTGTCAAATGCAAAAGTACTAATTCCTCTTATTTTTACTTTAGTACCAGCTTTCATTAATGGTAAAGTATTAAAATTAAAACTATAAATATCTCTAAAATTATTTATTATTACTTCATCTCCTACTTTAAGTGTTTTATATTCTTCAAGTGTCATGTTATTTTTTTATTAAATATTAACCATACTAAATGTTTACCTGTAACATTTAATTTATCTTTTTGAGCTACTAACTGATCATATTGAGTTTCATCAACATGATCATGTACATGTACATGTACAGGTATCATTTTCATACTTTGTTCTTCAAGTCTATACAATCTATACATCAGATTACTTTTCTGAGTATAGAACCACTATTTCTCTTTTTATCAATAGCTATTTTATACAGAGTGATAAATGATTCTGCTTGTCCTATTGTAGGTATATTGGTAAACAAGATAATATCCATTTTACCAAATATATTATGAGTTCTTTTTATTACACTAAATGAATTAGTTGTTTCATTGATTACTTCATGAAACTTAATATCCTCATAAACAAAAAAAAATTCCTTCTTTTGAAAGGAATCTGTAATTCTTTGTACTATTGTTGTAAACATATTTGTTTATTTAAAGTGTATAATAATTGTCTGAAAGGGAAGACTCGAACTTCCGACCCCTGCATCCCAAATGCAGTATTCTACCAACTGAACTACTTCCAGATATTGTATTCCGTATGAGATTCGAACTCATGATTTTCAACGTGAAAGGTTGACGACTTAACCTCTTGTCTAACGGAATTTGAAATAGGGAGTTTTTATTATATGTTCTTCCCATCTGTATCTCGGGTAAACAACCTGGTATTTGTATGATGAGCTACCAGAACTTTCCTCTCATCTACTCCCTATTGTAGCGCAGGTAGGATTTGAACCTACAATGTGATCATTAATCCGTAATAGATTTTAAGTCTATCGAGTTTCAGCCAATTTCTCCACTGCGCTATTTAAAAGCTCTTTAACCAGTATCACTCTGGAATAGTTATTTAGATTATATATTATCTAAACCTCATTGCTTTAGACTATTTATCCATAAACATAATTGCTGATACAATTTATAAGAACTAAGGCATAAAACTTAGTATTAATTCCTCCAAAATACGTTTGGTCTTATTGTTTATTTTCAATTAAAGAGCTTAAAATTCAGGGTTTGTAATGTCAAAAGTTATCCCACTTCACTTACCCGAATAAATTACCATTCTTTATACTCAAATGCTGGGTCAATTACCACTCTTTTTACTGGTAATATTTCTATAATTCCATTGTTTATTTTATACATATTATAACCGTTTTCTATAGGTTTTAATTTGTATGAAGGTAACAAATCTTTTATAAATCCATTCTGATTGTAAACATTATATCCATCATAAGAAGGTATAATAACTTGTGAAGGTACTATGTTTTGAATACCATTTTGTAAAGAATATACTTTCATAGATGGTATTGGTGTACTATTTATAGGATTACTCGTATAAACGTCTGTGCTGGGCTAATTATCATATACTTAGCGTTATGCGTCAGCTAAAGAAAAATTAGTCTTCGCTTAAAACAAAAACATCATCTTGACTTAAAGGATTTCCGTCAGGTTCTTCNATAAAATCAATTTCAGTAACATTTGCACTANTGACTAATCCATATTTAAAATCGGTATATCTTTCATCAACAAACACTTCCATTGTATCAGGAAGATTTTCAATTTTTCGTTTCAGTTCTTTAATTGTCATTTTTATTTAATTTAATCCGAAAAGCCGAACGCATAACACTGTATATAAAA